TAGTAAATCAGGTACAGAAACGTGTAAAAATGCCAAAATGGGATGTTGTTCAATTCCAAATTTTGACATATTGTTTTATTAATAGAATTTCTATTAATGATTCTGACTTGAATTGCTTAACACTTTTAAGTTTTAATCAACCAATTGCATTAACAGATTTTTGTTATGATGCTTCTTCTGAAGAAGGTTGGATTTTTAAATCTCCTCAGACAGTTAGAAATGCAATTAATAAAGCAGAGAAACAGAATTTGGTTGTAAAGGATATAAAGAATAAAAAAATGATAGCTTTAAATCCTGACATTAAAATTCAAACAGAAGGAACAATACTTCTTGATTATAAATTTTTAGGTAATGATTCCGAAGAAAGCCAGTAAAATTTATAAAATAGTTTCTGAAGATTTAAACATTCATGAAAAACTTGTTGAAGACTTAGTGCAGTTTTACTATAAAGAACTAAGAGGTAAAATGTCAAAACTGAGTCATACAAGAATAAATGTTGAAGGTTTAGGTCACGTAATGGTTAAACCAAAAATTGTTGAACAAGCAATTGTCAGACTTGAAAAAAGTGTAAAGAATCATGATACTTCCACATATAATGCTTATCATAATAAGAAGTCAATGGAAGAAAAGCTTATACTTTTAAAAGAGATAACAATTAAAATTACTGAAGACTCAGAAGAAAGAAACAAAATTAAAAGTAATAAAAATGAAAGCAGCACTAAAAGCAATTTGGGAGAACAAGACTAAAATTCTTGAAGGCATTAAGAACTCAGTAATTAGAGATGAGTTTGTAGAAGATGTTGCAAGAATGAGATATGATGTTTGTGATGAATGTCCAAGTAAGGGTAAGAAGTGTGCCGTAAAAGGTACAGCTCCTTGCTGTAATGAATGCGGATGCTCATTAACATTTAAGACAAGATCTCTTTCTTCAGAATGTCCTCTTGGTAAATGGCAAGCAATTGCTACAGAAGAGGAAGAAGATAAATTAGAGCAATTATGAGCATAGTATTTAATGCAGATGATCATAGTTATAAGAGTGTAGATCCAAATGATCAAATCAAATGGACTAGTGTAACTACTCTTATATCTAGTCTAAAGAAACCTTTTGAGGCAAAGAAAGTAGCAGAAAGAGTTACTAAAAGTAAAAGGTCTAAATGGTACGGTATTGATCCTAAAATAATTGTTCAGATTTGGGATAATGAAGGTACGCGTGCAACTACATTAGGTACATTTTATCATAACCAAAGAGAAGCTGATTTATGTTCACTTGCATCTATTGAAAGAGAAGGTATAACTGTTCCTATCTTTAAACCATATGAAGGAGAAAATGGTCTGAAGATTGCACCTTTACAAAAGCTTGATCCAGGCGTGTATCCAGAGCATATGGTCTATCTTAAGTCAGCAGGCTTATGTGGCCAATCAGATTTAGTTGAAGTAGTCAATGGTAGAGTTAATATCATTGACTACAAAACTAATAAAGAGATTAAGACAGAATCTTTTAAGAACTGGGAAGGTATGTCAGAAAAAATGCTTGATCCAGTACAGCATTTAGATGACTGTAATTTTAATCACTATGCTTTACAGCTTAGTGTTTATATGTATATTATATTAAAGCATAATCCTAAATTACAACCGGGTAAGATATTTATTCACCATATTACTTTTGAAACAGATGGTGAAGATCAATATGGTTATCCTATTGCTAAGTTAGATACTAATGGTGAGCCTATTGTAAAAGAAGTTATTCCAATGATTGTTCCTTATCTATATGAGGAAGTCATTGCAATAGTTAATTTTATGAAAGATCATCCGCACTTAATTAAGAAAAAATGATTGTAAGACTATTTGATGTTCAGAATGGAATTGTAGTTCCTACAGAACATTGCTATACACTTAAAGCACTAAAAGATATAATGGATAATTATCCAGAAGATCATCTTAAAATATATCTCTATTTGTTCTATATGACATGCCCTAATCCAGATATGAATCCTTTCTTTCATACTCCAGAAATAGATAAAGAGTATATTATATTAAAAGAAATTGCAGCAGAATTTTCTACAGAGGATGATGATATACATACAGCTTTATTATTTTGTCAAAGAATGTATGAAACACCAACTTCTAGAGCATACAAAGGAATGGCATCTATGCTAGATAGATTAGCTAGATATATGGAAACAACAACCATCACTGCAGGTAGAGATGGAAATATTAATTCACTAGTAGCTGCAGCCAAAAACTTTGATCAGATTAGAGCATCATTTAAAGGAGTCTACAAAGATCTTCAAGATGAGCAATCAAGTAAAGTAAGAGGTGGACAAGGATTAGCTTATGATAGTTAATTATGAGTGAGATTTATCAAGACATACCAACCTATGACAATGGAACATGGACAACAACAAGCTTTGAATCCAGAGCAGACTTCAGTAACTTCATATTTGGGGTTTTCAAAGAACCCGGTAACTACGGATTCAACAATACAACTAATCAGATATTTATATCTGAATCAAGAAGATTTAGAGATACTGGAGTATATTGCACAGCCCCATTCAAATCAAAAGATTTCATATCCTATTGGGATGATCAAAAAACAAAATGTAGAAAAGGAATAATAATAAAAGATAAAACTGATACGTGGTTTCTTGCAAGAGAATACTACATGTGGTTAAACTTTTTACCAATCTTTGATAAGGAACAACAGAAGTTTGACTTTGCCAAGATTAGAGATGCACAGTATCATATGGCTCTCTATGAATTATTGGCTGAGTTAAACTATAAACATTCTGCTATTCTAAAGAAACGTCAGATTGCATCTTCTTATTACCATATGGGTAAGTTTATAAACCAACAATGGTTTGAAGCGGGGGTAACTCTAAAGATGGGTGCAAGTCTTAAAGATTATATCAATGAGAAAGGATCCTGGAAATTCTTACAAGAATATGCAGCATTCTTAAATGAGCATACAGCATGGTATAGACCTATGTCACCAGACAAGGTAATGATGTGGCAACAGAAGATTGAGGTAAGAAAAGGAGACAGAAAAACAGAAGTTGGTCTCAAAGGTACCATACAAGGTATGTCATTTGAAAAAGATCCTACAAATGGTGTAGGGGGTCCGGTTAAATACTTCTTTCATGAGGAAGCAGGGATTGCCCCTAAGATGGATCAGACATATGAGTACATGCGCCCAGCCATGCGCTCAGGTATGGTTACTACAGGTATGTTTATTGCAGCAGGTTCTGTCGGTGACTTGTCTCAGTGTAATCCTCTAAGAGAGATGATCCTAAATCCTACATCAAAAGATATTTATGCTGTAGAAACTAATTTAATAGATAATAAAGGGACTACAGGTTTGTCAGGTTTGTTTATTCCAGAACAATGGTCAATGCCACCTTATATTGATGATTTTGGTAATTCACTTGTAGAAGAAGCATTAGAAGCATTAGATAGACAGTTTGAGGAATGGAAAAAAGATCTTGCACCTGAAGATTATCAGTTACGTATTTCTCAGCACCCAAGAAACATTCAAGAAGCTTTTGCACACAGATCTGTATCTGTATTCCCTCCACATTTAGTTGCTGCTCAAAGTAGAAGAATTGAGGAAAAAGAATATGCATATGAGTATTTAGATATTAGTACGGATGAGAATGGTAAAGTAGCTGTAAAGTCTACGGATAAGCAACCAATTAAAGAGTTTCCTATAAGTAAGAAGACTGAAGATAAAACAGGTTGTTTAGTAGTATGGGAAAGACCTATTGCTGATCCAACGTTTGGTCAGTACTATGCTTCTATTGACCCTGTATCAGAAGGTAAAACAACAACATCAGAATCACTCTGTTCTATTTATATTATGAAAGCTCCAGTAGAAGTTACTAAAGTAACTATGGGAGAAACAGAAACATATATAGAACCAGATAAAATTGTAGCTGCATGGTGTGGTAGATTTGATGATATTAATAAAACTCACCAAAGACTAGAACTAATTATAGAATGGTATAATGCTTGGACAGTAATTGAGAATAACATCTCATTGTTTATCCAGTACATGATATCTAGAAAGAAACAAAGATACCTTGTACCTAAGAGTCAGATATTATTCTTAAAAGACTTAGGCGCAAATGCTAACGTATTTCAGGAATATGGTTGGAAGAATACAGGTACCTTATTTAAAGCTCACCTATTAAGTTATACTATTGAGTACTGTAAAGAAGAACTTGATGTAGAAACTAAAACAGATGGTACTGTAGTACGTACTAAATATGGCATAGAACGTATTCCAGATCCTATGTTGCTAAAAGAAATGCAAGAATATGCTGATGGAGTCAACGTGGATAGACTCGTATCATTTGCAGCCTTAGTTGCATTCATGAGAATACAGCAAGCTAATAGAGGTTATTCTAAAAGAGTCATAATGGATGATGCTTCTAAAAACTTGCAAAAGTCAGAAAATTTGTTTAAATTAAATAGAAGCCCTTTCCGCCATATGGGACAGGGTAGAGGACCGTTAGGTGGTGGTATTAATAGATCTCCATTTAAAAATATTAAATAAAAGATATGCAAGTATATAACGCCCTTCAGTTAAAAAAAGGAGCCAAAGCTGAATACAACAGAATAGGTAGTATTACCCAGCCTTTGCAATTTATTCCAAGTAAAGAAAAGGATGAAGAGTGGGCTGCATGGAATTTAGATTGGCTTGAGTGGCAAGGATTAAAACAGATCCGTAAGAATGCCCGCAGATTAATGAAGAATTACAAACTTGCAAAAGGTATTATAGATAGAACTGATTACATTGTAGAAGAGAATAATGAATATAGAGACATTGTAGAGACATTAGTAAAAGATGATGTATCTGCTTTAGAACTAAAGTTTTATCCAATTATTCCAAATGTTATCAATGTTCTAGTAGCTGAATTTGCTAAGAGATCAACTAAGCTTACATATAGAGCAGTAGATGAATATTCTTACAATGAATTGTTAGAACAAAAAAGAGTAGCCATTGAAGAAGTATTGCTTCAAAATGCTGCTGCAAAAATTCAAGCACAACTTCTTGCACAAGGACTTGATCCTAATTCTGAAGAAGCTCAACAACAATTAGCACCAGATAATCTTAAAAGTCTACCTGAAATAGAGGGATACTTTAAAAAAGATTATAGATCAATGATTGAAGAATGGGCTACACATCAGCATAAAGTAGATGTGGAAAGATTTAAAATGGATGAGCTAGAAGAAAGAGCATTCAGAGATTCACTCATTACAGATAGAGAATTTTGGCATTTCCATATGATGGAAGATGATTACCAAGTAGAACTATGGAATCCAGTAATTTGTTTTTATCATAAGTCTCCAGATGCTAGATATATTTCTCAAGCAAACTGGGTAGGTAAAACAGATATGCTTACAGCATCGGATGTTATTGATAAGTATGGTTACCTAATGAATGAAGAACAACTTGTTGCATTAGAAGCTATTTATCCCATTAGATCTGCTGGTTATAATATTGGTGGTCTACAAAATGACGGATCATTTTATGATGCTACTAAGTCTCATGAATGGAATACAAATATGCCATCTCTTGCTTACAGACAATACACTAGCGCAATGGCTGGATCTGTATATGATGGAGGAGATATCATACAACAAATACTTTCTGAAGGAGAGGATTATGTAAACAATGGTGTTGCATATCTTTTAAGAGTAACAACATGTTATTGGAAGTCTCAACGTAAAGTAGGCCACTTAATTAAGATTGAAGAAAGCGGTGAAGTTATTACTGATATTGTTGATGAGAACTATAAGATAACTGTTAAACCACAATATGATACAAGACTCTTTAAGAATAAACAAAAAGAGAATCTTGTTTATGGAGAACACATTGACTGGATTTGGATTAATGAAGTTTGGGGTGGTGTAAAAATTGGACCAAACATTCCTAGTTACTGGGGTATGAATAATCCTGGTGGTTTAACTCCAATGTATATTGGTGTAAATAGACCAAAGCTTGGACCTATTAAATTCCAATTTAAAGGAGACTCAAGCCTATATGGATGCAAACTTCCTGTAGAAGGCGCTATCTTCTCAGATAGAAATACTAAGTCTACTGCATTATTAGATTTAATGAAGCCATATCAGATTGGATACAACATTGTAAATAATCAGATTGCAGATATTCTTGTAGATGAATTAGGTACTATCATCATGCTTGATCAAAATACTTTACCTAAACATTCTCTTGGAGAAGACTGGGGTAAAGGTAATTATGCAAAAGCATATGTAGCAATGAAGAATTTTCAAATGCTTCCATTAGATACATCAATTACAAATACAGAGAATGCATTAAACTTCCAGCATTTCCAAAAACTTGATCTGTCTCAGACAGAAAGATTAATGTCAAGGATACAACTTGCTAACTACTTTAAACAACAAGCATATGAAGTGATTGGAGTTAACCCACAAAGAATGGGTCAACAAATTTCACAACAGACTGCAACAGGCGTAGAACAAGCTGTTAGTGCCTCTTATGCACAGACAGAAGTATTCTTTATCCAACACTGTGATTATCTAATGCCTAGGGTACACCAAATGCGAACAGACTTAGCACAGTACTATCACTCAACTAATCCATCAGTTAGACTATCTTATGTTACCACTGCAGATGAAAGTGTAAACTTCCAAATGAATGGTACAGATCTTCTAATGAGAGACTTAAATATATTTGCTACAACTACAGCAAATCATAGAGCTATTCTTGAGCAGCTTAAACAAATGGCTCTTCAAAATAATACAACAGGAGCTTCTATTTATGATCTTGGTAAAGTTGTACAATCAGATTCTATTGCTCAACTTAATAATGCATTAAAATCTTCTGAGCAAAAACAACAGGAACAGAAACAACAAGAAATGCAGCAAGCACAGCAAATGCAAGAACAACAACTTCAAGCTCAACAACAAATGGAGCAAATGAAGATTGATGCTGAAATGGCTGAGAAAGAGAAAGATAGACAACGTGATATTCTTGTTGCAGAAATTAGAGCAGCTGGTTATGGTTCTATGTCAGATGTTGATCAAAACATGATATCAGATTATAG